ACGCTTTTTAAATGGCAACAAAGCAAATGTATCGCCCGACATTAAAAACGATAGGAAGGACAACGCTTGTAACTCATAAAAGTTATTCATTCGTGCTGCATCACATGTTTTCGCTTCTGACCACAACTTAAATTCGCGCTCGACGTGCGTTTCCCATGCGTCTGCTTCCTCAGCTGACATGCGCAAAAAATCTTTGTCGATATTTGCATTAAGACGTAAACCAGGACCAACCACATTCGTGACCATTGTCTTAACTGCTCCACCAGCAATCGGTGCGCCCATGTATAAGTCACGCGAACGACTACGCAACGTTGCGATATTTCTTTCAATGTCCTCGATTGGAGACGCCAAAGAAGAAATCCACCCCATCATGCTACGGCGTTCTGTACTTGCTCCATATCGTCCATAGCCTTGACCGTTGCCGACTACTGTTTCTGCCGATTCATTTGACACGGCTTTTTCAGCTTGCATTTTTAGTTGCTTTTTTAACTGTTTCTTTGCTGATTTTTTCCCCACAATTTGCTCTCCTTCCTACAAGTCACGTGGAATAAATCGGCGTGCTCGTTTAATTTTCCCGCCACTTTCAGTAATTTGTGCTTCACTCAATCGGTTTCTCCAGTAATCAATTTGCTTTCTGATTTCCGAAATATTGGCACGCGTTAATGAACGCGATCCGATTGAATAGCTTTGTCCAGTTGTGACGGCTAATTCAGCATCAAGCCATGCTTCTAAATGTTTTTGAGCTCGCTCTACTGTAATCATCTATCTAGCCCTCTTTCGTTTACGTTTTGTGACTGTCCGCTGATAGTATTCGAGCTCCAAATTCGGGTTTAAATACTCTAAACAAGCTAAGTTATATACTCGTAAGTCAAACGGCTCATTTCGCGGACGTACTTTCACCCAAATTTTGTACGCATTGCCACGTTCAAAGCGTGTTTCAAGTCTTTCAGCTGTTAAGCCTTTAAAATATTGCTCGTTATAACCGCGATTTTTCGGAAAATGACAGTAGTTAGGACCAAAATCCGTTTGTTGTAAGCTGCTGAACACTCGATTTTTTCCGTCATTTACACCAAGCGAAATAAGCATGTTTTTCACGATTTTTGTACGTGACCTACCGTTAATTAGCGGCACGTGCTCACCCTTTTTAGCTGATGCACCTTTAATAGCAAAAATACGGCGTGTTTCAAGCCGGCGACAGAATTTATATACTTCTTGTGTAAAGTGACCGCCCGAATCCATAAATGTTCCGGCAATTCCAAATCGTTTACCGTCTGCTTTACACCAAGTACGTGATAAATATTCTTCAAGCTCTTGCCAAACTTGCGGCTGTTTTAAGTCGCCCTGAATGACATGATACTCAATACCCCACGATTCCTTACTAGCTCCCCACCCGACAACTTCAATTTCGAATCGGTCATCTTGTGTATCTACAGCTGCAGTTATAATTTTCACTTGCTCAGGTACTTCTGCTTCGTAATCTTCTTGTCGATTGACTAAAGCTGTCTCGTCTACTTCCTCGCCGTCTTCTTCCCAGGTCTCGCCCAGTGAAGTATTAACGAATACTTGCATCGCCTCTTTGCCATTCGCAACCGCTTCTTTAAATGCAGCAATGATTTCTTCCCATTTGCGCCAAGGACTTAATAATTCGTTCAGATGAAATCCACGTTTCGACGCATCTGGTGCCATTGCAATCCATCGTCCTTGTTGGTTCTTCCATTCGAATTGGTTGTGCATCGCTCCGCATTCAATACAAGCATGCGTCACACTCTCAAAATGAATTTGCCCCCACTTTAACGGCTGTTCATGACCGCATGAAGGACATGGCAAGTGATAATACTCTTTTGTGCTTTGCTCAAATTCTTTTTCAATCCTCGACGCGCCTTTTTCGGTAGGTGTCGATACTTTAATTTTTTTACGGTTGTAGAAAGTAGTTGTTCGCTTTTCAGCAAGTGCCAATGGATCACCCTCGCCTCCAGCTGACAATGGAAAACGGTCAATTTCGTCGGCTAGTAAAACGCGAATCGCTCGACTGGCCAATCCAGTAGGCGCATTTGCTCCGACTAGCGCAACAAAGCCCCCCGGAAATGACTTTTGCAGTATGGTATTGTCGCCATCGCGTGATTTTGAATCAGAAATTTTCTTTTTTAGCGTTGGACAAGCTCGAAACATCGGTGCTAAACGCTCTTTTGAGAAGTTTTTAGCCGCTTGCTCCGTCGGTTGTATCAACATAATTGGATATGGTTCCATGTCGATGAAATAACCGAGTGCATTTAATAATATTTCTGACTTACCAACCTGCGCCGATGACATAATAACTACGTCTTCATAGCCTGGCTCGGTAATAGCATTCATGATAGCTCGCTGATATGGTGCCCGGTCTGTGTCCCACTGCCCTGGCTCCGCTGATGTTTCGCTAGGTAAAACCCGATATTTATCAGCCCACTCGCTGACGGTCAAATCTGGTGGCGGTGATAAATTCTCTTTAATACAGCCTTGTATCAGTTTTAATGTATTTTTGTACGACTTATTCATCGTAATCGTTGTCATCCTCAACAACATCGTCCGTATAGAAGTTTTTAGGGTCATATTCAGCTAATTCATTCATTGCTTCATTGATTCCAGACTTCAGTACGTCTCTGATTTCTGTTAAATCGGTTTTACCAGCTACTCTACTAGCAATTTTCGACGGAAATGCTAACAATTTACCGCGAAAATTGCCGAGCATCTCATTCATGACTCTCTCAACGTCCACTGATCTATGCAATTCACCTTTCATAACTTGCACTTGCAGCTCCGTCTTTTCTTTACGAGCTTTTGTCCAAAGCGCTTCTTCTTTCGCTTTATCAACTACATCTTCACGCTTGTTTTCTAAGTACGAAATGTAAGCTTGAATCGACTGTTGCAAATCGTACTTGCCATGCGCTACCCTGATAACCGCATTTTCCTTTGTTAATTGACGAATACGAGCGTCAGAAACACCAAAGATTTGCGAAATTTGCTTACTACTTACAATCCACTCATTTTGCTCTGATTCCTTGCGCCCCAACGCTTGCACCACCTTTCACTATATCTAAATAATTGAATTTTATTCGAAAACGTAAATGACCTTTTAAAATTTGTAACTGGACGACTCACGGGCTCGAAAGCACCCGTATAAGAGTTAAAACTCCAGGAGAACCTAGTCATTTTCTATTCACTATTTTGAATATTAAATTCATATGAATAAATAACGCTCTAATCATTGATTTAACAACGTTTGTTACGCACAAATGAATTTAAATAAATATTTATTTATGCATTCTTTTAATCAATGCCCTTCACTCTTAGTAGGCATCTGCTTACATGAATCATTCCAGTTCGCTTCAAGACATAAGGAGTTGAACTCATTTTAAAAAGCTGAAAGCTTGATAAATCAATAAACTTAAAAATATTTTTATTCCAGTTCTTTTATTCTTCTCACTAAAGAGAAGTGAAACGTTAATATACTTTTTGAGTGCAGTTGCATTAAGTATTTGGGCAAAAAAATAGAGCATAAAGAGTTGCCCCTCTTGCTCTATCTAAGATTAGCTACATTCTCATCATACTTTTCTTGTTGTAACCCTATGTATCTCAAGGTTATTTCTGGGCTAGAATGGTTAAATAAGTTTTGTAGCTCTGCTATATCTTTATATTGTTTGTAATACATATATCCAAATGTTTTACGCATGGAATGAGTGGCTATTGGCTCTGTATAACCAACATGTTTGGCAGCTTTTTTTAAAATTTTATCTACTGTGCTGCGTTCAATAGGTTTCTTTTTCCCTGTTCGTGATTTTTGTCTGGATTCAAACAAATATTCAAACTTGCTTTTACCCTGAATTAAACGTTCTAGTGGTCGCTTTAATCTTCGGTGAATAAATACTTTTCGTGGCTTATTTGTTTTCCCTTCAACAATTTCTATATGCATTTTACCTTGAACATCTCTTACCCTTAGTTTGAGGATGTCTGAAATACGAAATCCTGTATATATGCCAAGTAAAAATAATACTAAGTTTCTATAATTTGTTTCTTCAAAGTATTCAATGAATGCCTCTCTTATAATTTCTTCTCGAATAGGTTCAACTAATTTCATAGCATATACCACCCCTCGGCCTTCACTTTCTCTTTAATACG